GCAGCGGCGCCAACAACTCGTGCAAGGCCGAATGCTCAAACTTGGGTCACCTCGAACGCTGGGACAGCAGACAGCACTGTGCTTAATGATTTACGATCCAGAGCACTTGGTGACCAGTCACCTCGATTGGGCTGGTGGGAGTGGTCGGCGGAACCCCATTGCAAAATTACTGACGTTAGTGCTTGGCAGGCAGCAAATCCTGCACTTGGTCACACGGTTCAGATTGAGTCGCTTGAGGATTCGGTTGCACGTGACAACCCGGACAACGTAAGGACGGAACTTCTGTGCCAGTGGGTTGATGCAACGGACTGCCCATTCAACCTGGCACATTGGGATGCTGGCCTAGACCGAACACTGGTCATGAGTCCTGACCTACCGACCTACATGGCGTTCGACCTCGACTTTAACCGAACATCTTGCTTCTTGGTATCGGCACAGGTCTCAGAGACTGGTCTAAACGTGTACAGCCATTCGTGGGAACGTGACGAGCCGTTGAACGAACTGGAACTAGCCTCTGAGATTGCTTCTGTTGTGAGGCGTTACAAGACCCGTAGTGTGGCGTATGATCCTCGAGCTGGGGAGCATGTTGCAGCCCATTTGAAGCGAGCTGGGGTTCATACGGACCCGACCCCTTGGAGTGGTGCCGTGTTCCCGACCTTATGTGACATTACGATGACGGCTATTCAGTCGAAGCGGTTACATCATGTTGGTCAGCCTGAACTTAAGGCCCAGTTGGCTGCATGCTCGAGACGGCCTGCATCGGATGGTGGCTGGCGAATTGCTCGTAAGACTTCGGGTTCGATTCCTGCAGCTGTGGCGATGGTTATGGCTGTGGGTAATGCTGAGATGCCCAAAACTGTGGTAACGGTTGCTGTATGATGTTGCTATGATTCAGCCCGGTACTTACAACACCACAATTTACTGTGGGGCCACTTGGGACAAGACTTTCACGTGGACTATTGATGGCACTGCAGTTAACTGGACTGGTTACACAGCCAAGTTGCAGGTGAAAGAGTTTTTAAACTCTGATAGTGTTCTTACCCTGACCTCGGGTAGCGGCATTACGTTAGGGGGAAGTGCAGGGACCATTGCTTTGGTGATGAGCTCGGCACTAACTGGTGCCGTTACCCCGGGGTCTTACTTGTATGATCTTGAAGTTACTAATGGCTCGGTCACTTATCGTGTGCTCGAGGGCAAACTACAATTCGATGGTCAGGTGACCATTTAGTGGCTACTGTGATCACCACTGTCGAACCCACCACTGTAACGGTTGGGTTTGATGACGATGTGACCATTGAGACCACAACCCAGAGTGTAAGTATTGAGGTTGAGGTTGCAGGCCCCCAAGGTGGTCAAGGTCCTACCCCAGTTCTTACGTCAACTGTTGCCACAGGTACCACCATTGGTACAGGTTCCAAGACTTTCACTGTTGTGGCTAATTTGTCTTTGAATGTCGGCGAGTATGTCCGTATTTGTGATGCCACTACTCCGACCCGTTACATGGCTGGATACATCACTTCGTATTCTGGCACCACATTAGTTGTGAATGTTATTTCGGGTGACACTGCTGGCTCTGGTGCTTTGGGTGCTGGCATTTTGTCAATCACTGGTCCTCGAGGTGCTACTGGAGCAACTGGTGCAACAGGTGCTACTGGTGCAACTGGAGCAACTGGTGCAACAGGTGCTACTGGTGCAACTGGAGCCACTGGAGCTGCTGGCACTAACGGCGTAGGTTATTCAGGAATCACTTCAACCTCCAGCATAACAATCGGTTCAGGTCTTAAAACTTGGACTGTGGCTGATGTAGGTGCATTCCTGCCCGGTATGAGGATTCGTGCAATCCATACAGATACGCCGTCGTATTGGATGGAGGGATTTGCCAATGTTGCCAGTGGTACGACCATCATTATTACGGTCGATAAGTTCAATGGTTCTGGTTCTCATAATGCTTGGAACTTTGCTGTTACTGGTGAGATAGGAGCAACTGGGGCTACTGGCCCAAAAGGGGATACGGGCGATACGGGCCCACAGGGTGCATCGGGTGTTGTAGGTGTTGATTCTGGTGAACTTACTAACACTGGCACTTCCACAGCTGCCCAGTTAGGTTTGGCTACGGCTGGCACGGCTGGCACTTACACAAAGGTGACCACCGACACGTTTGGTCGTGTGGAGTCAGGTACTACGTTGAGTGCTAGTGACATTCCCACATTAGCGGCAACTAAGATCACTAATACGGCATACACTCTGACCAACAAGAACGCTGAGGAATACCGTCTAGTCAATACGCTGGATTCAGTGCCACGTGCTTCATGTGGCACCACTCGTGGTCTAAACAACGGTGTTATTTATGCTGTGCTGTTTACCCCATCGGCTGACATAACCATTAGCAACATCAGTACTTATTGCACTACTGGTGGTACAGATTCAGGTGGCACAACGGTACGCCGTATGGGCTTATTTACCGTGTCAGGCACCAGCCTAACCCTTGTGGCTCGTACCGCCTCAGATTCAACCCTGTGGAACACATCAGCGACCAACTACACCCGAGCGTTGTCTAGCACTGGTGGTTATCCAACGTCTTACACTTTAACCGCTGGTACCACATACGCCATCGGATGTTTGGCTTACAACACAGGTGGTACATTTGGTACTGCCCAAATCGCTTCAGGTGTTACGACCACAAACACCTATCAGCCTTACATGTGCATGAACGCTAACTCTCAAACGGACCTACCTACCAGTGCCGCAACCTTTGTGCTGGGTATCAGTAACTTGATTTTTGCGAGGCTCACATGATTTATGATGCCCCACTATTGCTGGATGATGGTTCAATCCTTGTCATTGTTCGTGATGAAAACGGCAACGAAATAGGATTCAATCAGACATTTCCACTGGAGGACTAATGGCCTGTCGTACCGGGTGCCCCACTCAAGACTGTGAATCTTACGCTGACTGCTGTCTCAGCATCAGTGTGGATAAAACCTCGCTTAAGGTTAAATAGTCGAACAAATGTTCGTACCGTCTGCTAGGGTGTTCGTGTGGGGATTCTAAACGCCATGCGACTCAATACAGCACCAGTCGTGGATAAGTATGTTCCAACTGTGACGGCTGCAGTTTTGCCATACACCCCACCATCTTACGGCTCAATCCCTGTGCCGTTTGATTCCAATGGGTTTATTACTGTTACTCGTGAGCAGGCCATGTCGGTTCCAGCTGTGGCACGTGCACGAAACATCCTGTGTGGCACGATTGGTACAATTCCGCTTGAGGAATATAACAGCCAAGGCCAAGAGATTCCACGCCGTAAAGTTATCGACCAGCCAGACCCAGCAGTTCCCCGGGCAGTAACCCTGACATGGCTCGCTGAGGATTTATTGTTCTATGGTGTCGGCTATCTGCAAGTTATGGACGTTTCGCCTGCTGATGGCCGTCCCTACAAGTTACGCCGAATCAACCCGACCCGAATCTCATACAACCTGAGCATTGATCGCAGCATCATCGAGTCCTACAACATTGATGGTAACCAGTTGCCTAACGATGGACTGGGTTCCCTGATTGTGTTCCAAGGCTGGGATGAGGGTGTGTTGTCTCGTGCAGGCCGTACCATCCAGACCGCCATCGAGCTCGAGTCAGCCGCCTACCGTATGGCATCCGAGCCTGTCCCACAGATGGTGCTCAACAATGAGGGCATGAATCTTGATGGGGATTCTGTCGCTAAACTTCTCGCATCCTTTAGGCAGGCTCGCCGTGACCGTTCAACCGCCTACACCGAGGGCCCAATTAAACTGCAAACACTCGGGTTTGACTCGGCTCAGATGCAACTTGTTGAGGCCCGTGCTCATGCAGCTAGTGAGATTGCTCGCCTCATGGGTATCCCGGCATGGTACCTGAACGCCGAGTCAGCATCCAGCACCTACAGCAACGTCAGTGCTGAACGTCGTTCGCTTGCCGATTTTGGTATTCGCCCAATTTACACCTGCATCGAGGACCGTCTGTCAATGGATGATGTGACACCTCGAGGCCAGTACGTCAAGTTTGACCTGGACGACTTCCTACGAGGTAACCCAGCAGACCAAGCAGACATTGCCATCAGCCTTACCCAAGCAGGCATCATCACTGTTAATGAAGCTCGAGAAATGGTGGACTATGCACCATCAACAGCAATTGCACCGTCTGGAGGTTCCGATGAGTCAGCCTGAACTAGTAGTACGCTTTAGTAGCCAAATCACTGCAGCATCCCAAGATGGTCGTACCATCACTGGCCAGATTGTGCCGTTCGGTGAGATTGGTGCCACATCACTGGGTCCGGTCATCTTTGAAGCTGGATCACTAACTGTTGACCCAGCATCCGTGAAGTTGCTGTTGCAGCATGATGGCACCCGACCGATTGGTCGCATGGAATCATTTCAAGTTACTGATGCAGGTATCAACGCCACATTCAAGGTTGCACAGACCTCTGCAGGTACTGACAGCCTTATTGAAGCCTCACAGGGGCTACGTGATGGACTTTCAGTCGGTGCAAGCATCACTGACAGCATCCAGAAAAAAGATGGCTTACATGTCCTGTCAGCCAACCTTATTGAAGTTTCCTTAGTCACAGAACCAGCGTTCGAGTCGGCTAAGGTCTCACAGGTAGCAGCGTCCGCTGATACTGAAACCAAATCAATCGAGGAGATTGACATGTCCGAAAACACCGAAGCCCCAGTGGCTGACGTTGTAGAGGAAGTGGCAGCACCTGTCGAGGCATCTCGAACGGTTACCGCTGCTGCTCCTGTATTCACCACAGCACCACGATCACCAATCGTGAACGCTGCTTCTTACCTTGAGCACAGCATC